GGGCATTTACCGGCTACACCACCGCATTATTTGGGTACTTTAGCTAGTGCCTGTTGGCGTAAAATCGTGCCCTTTTTAGAGGCTACTGGGCGAGTAGAGCGAATCGATATTGGATTAGTTGAACAATACTGTGCCAACTACGAAATCTATCGAAATGCCTATCAAGATATTCAAGAAAATGGCATTCAAGCGAAGATTTTCTCATCTCTTCAAGATTCGACTGGTGCCGTTATCGGTAAAGACTTCGTTGGCTTCAGGAAGAATCCAGCAGTGGCCACCATGAAGGATGCCCTTAATCAGTTGAATTCGGTTGGTGTGCAGCTCGGTCTTTCGCCTAAGGGACGACAAGAATTGATGCGAATTGCTAGTCACAAGAAAGAGAAATCAATGGCTGAACAGCTGAAGGAGGCTGGACTTGTATGATTGATTTAACACAGAGCCATGATGTGCTAGGTGCATATCATAATATTGGCTTTAATGGAGTACGTAAGGAATTTACTGATCCGGCTACCAAGTATGCTCTGGATGTCATGGATGAGAAGGTACAAGCTGGCTATCTTATGAAGCTAGCCTGTTTTCGTCACTTACGGGACTTACAGCGATATCAGGGAGGAAGCTTTAACTTCTACTACGATGTTAACGAAGTAGATAAGATTCTGAAGTTTGCCGCAATTGCTCCTAATGTTGACACTGGAGAACCTACTAAACTAATGCCTTGGCAAAAATTCATTTTTGCAATGCTATTCGGTTGGCGTGACTATGATACAAACACCAAGCGATTTACTCGAGTAGTTTTATCGGTTGCTCGTGGCCAAGGTAAATCCTACTTAATGGCTATCTATATGGCCTACTCATTCCTCATTGAATCGATGGGGCTATCTAATCAGGACTTTCTTGTAACGGCTGAAAATTATGACCAAACGGGTAAACTTTACGGATACATTGCGAATATGTTGAAGAGTATCATTGACCAGCAACCCGTTTTTAAGAAACTTGCTGAAGAAGATGACCTGGTAATTCATGAACATACCGGAATTTCAATGCGAAAGTTTAATAACAATCTTAGACCGCTATCGTTTAACGCTGGTAAGTATGACTCTTATCACTTTACGACAGCGGTTTTTGATGAGGTTGGTAATATCAAGTCCCGTGAAGGGACAAAGAAAATCGTTTCTGGACAGGTTAAAGTGCCTAATCATCAATACATTGAGATTTCTACTTCTTATCCTGACCCGTCCGTGCCTTTCCATGAGGAACAGAAGATGATTCAACAAGTCATGGAACAAGACTTCAGTCGGGAAGCTGACCGGACATTAGGCTTGATTTGGGCCCAGGATAGCCTGGACGAAACTTTCAAGGAAGAAACATGGATTAAGTCAAATCCTCTACTAGGGCTACCAAGCCAACATGATATTCTCCTTGATGGCTTACGTGATAAACGTGACGCTGATATGCTTGCCGGAACAGTGGACGACTTCCAAAATAAAAACCTCAATCTCTGGTTGCAAGAAGCTACTAACAGCTATCTAAAACTATCTGACATCGAAAGAGCGATTATTCCGAGTTTTGATATTCGAGGTCGTGACGTTTACATCGGTTTTGACTACTCGATGTTCTCTGATAATACGGCAATTGCCTTTGTTTATCCTTATCAAGACGGGGATGGACGGCAAAAGTGGCACATTGAACAACATAGCTTTATCCCATGGGAAAAGGCCGGCTCAATTCAAGCCAAGGAAAAGCAAGATGGCATTGACTATCGTGAGCTAGCTAAAAAAGGTTACTGTACGATTACTAGTCACCCGCAAGGACTAATTAACGATGACCAAGTTTATAGTTGGTTACTTAATTATGTTGAAGAGAATAACCTACACGTGATTTTCTTCGGTTACGATGCCTGGGGAGCTACTAATGCGATTAAGCAAATGGATATTAATACCAATTTCCCACTTGAAGCTATTCGGCAACGAACTAGCGAATTGAAAGACCCAACGAAGTTCTTACAAAAGATTTTTGTTGAGGGCAACTGCAGTCGTTTAGATGACAAAATCATGGAGAAGGCGTTAATCAATGCCGAAATCTATGAAGATAAAATTGGGATTCAAGTTGATAAAGCAAAGGCAACCCTCAAGATTGATGTGGTCGATGCAATCATTGACGCACTTTATCAAGGAATGTATCACTTTGAGGACTTTGGAATTGCTAACGACAAGAGTCAACAAGTTGACCGAATGACTGCAGAACAAGTTAAAAAGTGGTTTGAAAGTAAGGATAGTGGTTTGCTCGATGATTAAAGATATTTTTACAAGTATTTGGAAGTATTTCGATATTATTTGCTTCCTTGGTGCAATCTTATTTGCAATCTGGGGATGTTTTTTATTGGGATTTGCAGTTGGTATCTTCGGTATCGCTGTTGGCTTGATTCTAGTTGGTTATCTATCGGAGAAGATAGCTAGCCTTCAATAGAAAGGAGGTGAAAGCTATTGCCGTTATTTAATCAAAAGGTTAGTCCGGGACTATCGATTGCAGATGATACTGATATTCTGCACTTCTTAAATCCGGATAGTTCAGATAAGTATGTCGATGCTCGGACAGCCCTGAAGAACTCTGACATTTATTCAATTGTTTTTCAGTTAAGCGCTGATTTAGCAAACGGAAAGCTTAAAGCGGATGCACCTAGAGCACAGGGAATTCTTAATAACCCAACGCAGACGAGTAATGCACATGCCTTTTGGCAATCAATGTTTGCACAACTGTTGCTAGGCGGTGAATGTTTTGCTTACCGTTGGCGAAATCAAAACGGAACAGATATGACATGGGAGTATTTGCGGCCTTCGCAAGTTACTCCTTTTTTGTTAGAAGACGGTTCTGGACTGATTTACAACATCAACTTTGATGAACCCGAAGTCGGTGTGATGGAAGCTGTCCCTCAGTCTGACTTAATCCACATTCGACTGTTATCACAAAACGGTGGGAAGACTGGGATTAGTCCCTTGAGTGCGTTAGCTAATGAACTGCAAATTAAGGATAAGTCAAATAAGCTTACCTTGAGTGCTCTGGGACGTTCTATCATTGCTCCAGGTATTTTATCGATTAAGCACGGAGGATTGCTCAGCGATGAGGACAAGGCTTCTCGTTCCCGTAAATTCATGAAGCAGACTTCAAAGTCAGAAAATGGACCGATTGTAATTGATGACTTGGAAGAATACACACCACTTGAAGTTAAAAGTAATGTTGCTCAGTTACTTAACCAAGTCAGTTGGACAGGTGCTCAAATCGCTAAAGTTTACGGCGTTTCTGACAGTATTATTAATGGCCAAGGTGACCAGCAATCATCCATTCAAATGATGGGGAATGCCTATGTGAAGTCTCTAGCTCGGTATGCCAAGGCTGTAACCGGTGAGCTGAATAATAAGCTCAATGCAAGCATTAATCTCGATTTGCGTTCTGCAATTGACCCGCTTGGTGACAGTTATGCAGCTACTATTTCTAATTTACGAAAGAACGGAACACTTGCTGCTAACCAGGCTGCATGGTTACTTAAAGAAAGCAACTACTTCCCTGAAGAAATGCCTGAAGCAAGTACACCACCCGTTCCTATCTCGACTTCTAAGGATGATAAATCAGCGGAAGGAGGTGATAACGATGACGAAGATTAATGTAAAAGGTGTCGTTGTTAGCAATGATGATGCTGATATCTACGATTGGTTAGGTTACGACTGTGTTAGCCCTAATATGGTTGAAGACGTCCTTAATAATAGCGATGGGGATGTTGAAGTTGATATTGCCTCTGGTGGTGGTAGTGTGTTTGCCGCTTCAGAGATCTATACCATGCTAAAAGCATACTCTGGCAAGGTAGTAGTTAATATTCAAGGACTAGCTGCTTCTGCTGCTTCTGTAATTGCAATGGCCGGGGATGAAATTAATATGTCACCTACCAGTCAAATGATGATTCATAAGGCCTCAACTGTATCTTGGGGAAATGCGGATGATTTAACACATGACTCAAAGATGTTAGATGTTACCGATCAGTCGATCGTTAACGCATATGAAGCAAAAACAGGAATGGATCGAAATGATATTCTTCAGTTGATGTCTAATGAAACCTGGATGACTGCACAAGATGCGGTTGATAAGGGATTCGCAGATAATGTTTCAACTGGTTCAGCGCAACCGCAAGTAGTTAATGCAATTGGTACGCCAGTTTTGAGCAACAATGCAATTAGTAAGGTTAAAAACCTTTTGGCTAAGGTACGTAATGCTAAGCCCGAAAACAAGGTGGAAACACCTAAGAATACTGAAAAGAAGCCAACTCCTAGCCTCAAAGACCAGAAGTTGGCAATTTTATTAGGAGATGAAATTAATGGGAATTAATGAATTAAATGATGCTTGGATTTCTAAGGGTCAAGAAGTTTCTGACTTAAATGCCAAGCTTAATACAGCAGTCCTTGATGACAACTTTTCAAAGGATAAGTTTGCTGAATTAAAGGAACAACGTGATAACTTGACTGCTCAACGTGATGCTATCAAGGACCAACTTGATGAAGCACGGGCAATGGAAGTTAAGAACATGAAGTCTGAAGATAAGAAGCCTTTAAACAAGAAGGAACTGGATATCAAGGACCAGTTTGTTAAGGACTTCAAGAACATGGTTACTTCTGGAAAGACTGGTGCTGGTAACGGTGGCCTTACTATTCCAGATGATATTCAATACGCTATTCATAAGCTAGTACGGCAATTTGCTACTCTTCAAAATCTTGTTAATGTTGAATCAGTTACTACAATGACTGGATCACGGACATATGAAAAGCTTAGCGACATCACCCCAATGAGTGACTTAGATGATGAAACAGCTGCTATTCCTGATATGGATGACCCTGAATTAACTCTGATTAAGTACGCTATTCACCGTTATGCAGCGATTCAAACAGTTACTAACAGTCTCTTGAAGGATACTGTTGAAAACATCCTTGCATGGTTATCCGACTGGGTAGCTAAGAAGGTCACGGTTACTCGTAACTCTAAGATTATTGAAGCAATGGGTAAGCCAGCTAAGAAGCCAACTATTGCTAATTTTGATGACATCAAGGACCTAGAGAATAACACTCTTGACCCTGCGTTAATGCCAAGTGCAAGTTTCGTTACTAACCAATCAGGCTACAACGTGCTTTCTAAGGTTAAGGATGCTCAAGGTCGTTACATGCTTCAACGTGATGTAACCCAACCAGATGTATACCGCTTAGACGGTAAGACAATTACAGTTGTGGCTGATAAGTGGTTACCTGACATTTCTGGTGCTCACCCACTTTACTATGGTGATTTGAAGCAAGGAATTACCCTCTACGATCGTGAACATATGTCATTACTTTCAACTAATATTGGTGCCGGTGCGTTTGAACATGACTTGTACAAGGTACGTGTCATTGATCGATTTGACGTTGAAGTTATTGATGATGGTGCCTGGGCTACTGCTTCATTCAAGACAGTTGCTAACCAACAAGCAACCACTCCAGAAGCTTCAGGATCAACTACTCACTAGAACGAGGTGACGGATAATGGATGACAGTTTAGATGTATCTTCAACAGTTGAAAGAGTAAAGGATGTGCTTTATCTGGACGGTAATGATGACGATGTCTTGCTGTCATCGTATGTCCGCGCGGCTTTTTCTTTTGTTCATAGTGCAATCGGTGAAGATGTAAATGGTTTCTATGAAGATACTAATGTTGATTCGCTAGTTATGATGTCCGTGGTATCATTAGCGGCCACTTATTTTCAAAACCGATTGTCATTGTCTGATACAC